TACTGTTTAACAGAATGATATTGTACGCACCTGTCTCCTCGTACAGGAATACACCCCATGTAGTCAGCGCCGTGTAGTCAGCACGGTTATGTTTCTCTGCTGCCGCGTCCAGCGACATAATAATGTACTCACAACTGGGCGGACTTTCCTGATCCCACGTCTGCCACCACTCGCGTTTGACCAGTGCGGCCTCTTCTGCCGTGGGTGTCTGCTGATACTGCGCGTTCCACTGGAATGTCGGCATGGATGCCTTAGTCCGCAGCAGCGCCTCTAGGTCAAAAAACTCAGGCCAGAGCGGTTTTTCTACAATGTCGTCTGTTTCCTCGTCCTCTATCTCTAATATGGCGGGAAACTCGACCACTTCATACTCATCTGCCCTGTCGTTCTGCACCATGTCGCGTGTTACACGCCCAGTGAGGTCATCCATGTGCCATCGGGTCTGAATTATAGCTACACGACCCCCCGGCATCAGACGAGTACGTGCTCCAAACGTAAACCACTCGTACGCTTTCTCAAAAACAGTAAAATTACCGTTAATTACGTCCTGTTCAGAGTGCGGATCATCTACCAAGAGTAAATCAGCGCCGCGACCAGCAAGAGCAGAGCCAATACCACACGCATAATACTCGCCACCTGTGTTTGTATTCCATCTACCGGCTGATTTTGAGTCACTTGCAAGCTGTACGGTAGGAAAAATGGCCTGATATGCGTCCGTAGAGATGAGATTTCGCACTTTTCTACCAAAATCTACTGCCAAATCAGTAGTATGCGACACCATCATCACTTTTTTGTTCGGGTTTCGCCCTAAAAACCACGCTGGGAAGAAAATAGAAACAAGTTGGGACTTACCGTGGCGTGGTGGGATGTTCACACAGATGCGATCCTTCCTACCTCGCTCAATATCCATGAGTAAGTCAGCCAAAATGCGGTGATGCTTACCCACAATGTAGTCTGGCTGCATACGTTTGCAGAACTCTATGAGGTCTAGGTACGCTTCTTTGTTAATTCTGCGCTCGTCTAGCTCGTCAACGATGCGATTTATCTCAACAACCTCTTCGTCCGTAAACGAATCAAGGTTATTGAGCATCTGCTCTACTTCGTCTTCGCTAAAGTCAGGAATCTTGTGACTAATGTTGGTCACTATCTATGCCAAGCTCACTATCTACATCGAATGCCACGTCGGTGTACTCCCCATCTACGATGTCTGCGTCAGGCGTAATCAATTTTTCCAGTTTATCACGTAACTTGTTACGTAAGTCATCTGTCGATTGATGTGTGATTGTCACTTCCGACTTCTCAGCAAACAAACCTACGTCTGAGATCTTACCTAACAGCTCCAGCGCACGCATACGAATGCGCGGATCTTCGTTCTCTGACTCTAGTAATAGCTTATTGGTTACGAGATGCCTGATCTGTGTTGCACTTTCTGCAACAGAATGCCCAAACTCTTGCAGTATGTTGTTTGTCAGAACAAGAGAGGCAGGGGTAAGCGTCGCCGCTTTCTTTGCTGTAACTTTCTTAGAAGTTTTTTCAGGGTCATCAGCATAAGCAATAGCAAGTCGCGCAGCGGTATCTTCATCTTCTTTACTTGGTGTTAGATCTAACCCGTGCTTAGAGAGTTCTAGTGCTGTGCTACAAGCAGCGGCTGCGCGTTCTTTCAAATCGACAAAGCTAAAGTCGTCGGAAAAAGGAACGCCGATCTCAGGTTCTATAAGTAATGTCATAGATTTTACCGCTGGCTGATAGCCGTTGGCGCGAATATACACCAAAGACTACTAGATATAACAAAAATTTTTTTGCTAGGTACTTAAAATTTAGGGTGGGGGGTTCTGTGTGGAGGGGGGTCAAGACCAAAACCCAGAAAAATGCTGAAAGTTCGTGCAGATTAGTAATATAGAGAACTGCTAGGAGTCACAAGCTGTGCGCGGGGGGTCGGGGGGGAGTGGTGTTTAGTTAGGTTCTAACATGTTAGAAGTTGGTATTTAATGCCATTCTTTGCATTTATCTGGTGGTTTGTTATTATGTATTGGTCGCCAGCGATGGCGGCATAACTTAACTAAAAAGGAGTCATTCTTATGACTAACATAACAATGAAAGATCTGTACGCGGCAACTGGACAATTCGGCGAGAGTGAAGCATCAAAAGAGAAAGCGGTTAACGCCTATCTTGATGCGGGTGGTAAGTCCATCTGGCTCCCCACTAGCGAGAAAGATTTGCTGAAACTACAGGCAACGGACGCGACTAACAAACTGGACTGGGCAAAGCATCGCGCTGCTATCATTCGAGGGCGAGGGGAGAAAGCGGTTAGGCTTATCGCCACACCGACTACCGCGCTAAGTGATGATGAAAAGGCAGAACGCAAGTCCATTCAGAAAAGTGTCACCCAATACTGCACCCGATGGAAGCAGGCAGTAGTGGCAGTGGAGAAAGCCAGAGCTGGCGAGGTTGCGAAACGCACGAAGAAAACGCTAGCGACCTATCTAACTGAACAATGCACGGCGATGGAGAAACGGATAGAAAACGCCGAGACGCCAGACATTGAAAACGTCAAGCCGGTAATGGACGCGATCAAGGCTCTACGCCAAGCAATCAAGTCCTAACTACCAACCACCAACCAACCTCGGCCAGCATTTGCTGGTCGGGGTTTTTTTACGCCCCCACCTTGTGAGGCCAGTTCCTAACGTAGCGTTGCGTGACAGAAGAAACCATAAGTTAACAAGTTCTAACATGTTAGAACATGGCAGTTGAGCAATGTTCCTTTTTACGTGGGGGTAATGTTCCAAATGTTCCATAATGTTCCCCTAATGTTCCCTTTTTTTTGGGCAAAAAGGAACAAATGACAGATGGTGTATGGTTGTATCTGGCGTTATCTGGCGGTATCTGCATATTCGTTTAAGACTATATATGTATAATGTTCCTTTTTTAGAAATATATATGTATAGGGGTAGATTTTGACTTAGTAAAAACACACACCAAACAAGTTACCACGTAATTACCTAATGTTCCGTCCTCCTTCCTCCCTTCTACGCCACCCATTCAATTTCCCTAAAAAAGGCACATTGGAACATTCTAGGTAAATCAAGGACTTGCCCACCTATACGAGGGAACATTCTGGAACATTATAGAACATTACACCTCTAACCATTAGAAAACACCTAATCATAATACTTGACACAAGACGACGAATATGCGATAATGTCTTTGTGTGTGACAGATACACAATTGATTCGTCGCCCTCAAGCGACCTTACAGTAACAAGTTCTAACATGTTAGAACTACAGAGGAGACAATATGCCAAGAAGATACAAACCAGTGCGTAAACCTCGACGGCCTGCAAGACCTTTCAAACCGATGGTTTGCAGTACCCCCACCGAGCAACAACGCTCTGCCGATTTTCGTGCGAAGTACCCGTCGCACACGGGGCCAGTAAGCCACTACGCGCTAACAGGTTACGATGCAAGTGACAGAAAGAACCGGGACGGACAGAAGAACAATCTGTTCACTGTGTCCATCCCCTACAACAAAGGTGCGTATCAGGTCATACCTGATGGCGACATCGAACACATTGGGAGATAGGAGAAGCAAGTTGGAAGACGTTAAGGATGTACTGGACACGTTAGACATACATGTGGAGCGGAACCATCTGCAACGCATCGTAACTAGCTATGTGCCAGCAACGGATACCAAACCGGCAAAGATCAAAGCCATCAATACGATGGGTGAGAAGGGCGAAGAAGTGCTAGTCGAAGTCGGTGGAGACATGGAGCTAAACGAGTACCACGATTTAGCTGCCATGCGTATGGCTGTGAAACTGAATTGGCTACCGAAGTATTACTTACTGCGGGCCATAACGAACTGGGGTGACCCAGAGAAAGACGAACTGCTATTGAGCGGTTTCATTTACTTACTAAGAGAAAGGAAAACTAACTAATGGAAAACCTACACGACATCTCTGAACCAACAGGTTCTAACATGTTAGAACAGACAGAGCTACCGAGTCTCTCTGAGATCAACGTACCCTCTATCTCCAGTGCTGCGGTGCTGGTCGAATTAAAAACGTCTTGTTGGGACGGTAAGGTGACTGACGAGGACATCTCGCAGCAGGTCGCTCACGACAACAATGCCGAGTCTCAGGCGGGCACATACACCAAGAATCTGTTCGCTGGTAACAAGTTACTCGCAAGCATCAAGTCAATCATCGGTGAGACCCGCAACCACATTCACTATCGCACTACCATGCCGTGGATAGATCGCGGCCCACGTCTCTGCCCTCAAGCAGTGTACCCAGACTACATAAACAAAGTGACTGCCAAAAAGCAGATGTTCGATAAGAAAGTCCATGAGTTCCTAGACTCGTATGACTTCTATGTGTCCGAGCAGCAAGCAGTGCTTGGCGATATGTTTCGTGCTCACGAGTACCCAGACAGATCGGTACTACAGGATAAGTTCTCACTGGAAGTGCTGACACATCCCGTACCTTCAGGTGACGATTTCAGAGTGGACATAGGTACTCAGGCATTGCAGGTCGCTAAAGAAGGCTACGACAAATTCATCCAAGAAACCTACGCCACTGGCATGAACAGGGTGCTGGGTGAACTGAAAGACTATCTAGGAAAGATGGTTGATCGGCTAGGTGAAACGCCTGACGGGGAACAGGCCATCTTCCGTAACACGCTTATCAGTAACGTACTCGACGCAACCAAACTGGTTAGGTCATGTAACGTCATCGGTAACACTCAGATCAGCGCGTTGTGTGACAGGCTAGAAAATGAACTGCTGCGCGTCACACCCGAAGCACTCAGGGACAGTCCGTACCTGAGAGCGCAAACCAAATCCATGACACAGAACGTCATTGATAACCTTCCATCATTGGAAATCTAACAAGAAACTAAGGAGACCATAATGAGCCAAGCTCTAAACATGTACGCGGTATCGCTGGACGAATCCGCAGAAGCCATTGCCGAAACTGGTAGAGAACAGGACGGTGGGATTGTGTACTTAGCCGAGGGGCACATGGGTACAGGCAAGACATCTATCCTAAAGATGTTAATGCAGAAGTTCCCGAAGCACCGACATATCTTGTTCGACTGCACTACCAAGGACTTGGGTGATCTGATGATCCCCAACATCAAGCTCAACGATGAGGTGTCATCCGTGACATTCGCAACCAACGAAGAACTGGGGCTGCATCTCAATGAGCCAGTTGTGTTGTGTCTTGACGAGTTCGGTAAAGCCAACCCATCGGTCAAGCTGGCACTGCTGGGTTTGATACAAGAACGGATGCTAGCAGGACGCAAGCTGCACCCCGACTCAATTGTCTTTGCGACGACTAACCTAGGTGCCGAAGGTGTGGGTGACTTGTTACCAGCACATGCGTGCAATCGGATAGTGCGGATGCGAGTACGCAAGCCCACTAACATGGAGTGGATAGAGTGGGGGTTGAACAACGGTGTCGATCCTATCCTGCTGGGTTGGGTCAAAGAGACCCCGCAGTTGTTTCAGACATTCGATGAGGTGCCTGACCCACGCGACAACCCATACATCTACCACCCCAGTGCCAAGGAACGGACTGCATTTGTGACCCCCCGATCATTGGAGAAGGCGAGTCACATCATCAAGAAACGCGAACAGCTAACCCCCCATGTCATAACGGGTTTGCTCATGGGCATCATCGGTGAGCAGGCCGCGATGGACATGATGGCATTCGTCAAGCTGGCAAACGACCTGCCGACGTTGGAGTCGATCAAACAGAATCCAGACACGGCGATGATACCCAAGACTCCATCGGCTATGTGCATGGTGGTGTTCAGAACGCTTGGCTCTATCGAAAGGTCTTGGGTTCCGGCATGGATGACGTACCTATCGCGTCTTGATAAGGAAGCACAAGGTCTGTTCGTCAACGGTATTCGTGCTGAGAAGTTCGACCACAAACGACGCGAGGCCGTGGTGCAAGATGCCAAGTATGGCGAGTGGGCCATGCAGAATTCATACATGTTCGCAGCGGACAAGGTGTAAGCAGATGATAGAAATAATAAAGAACGTACCGATACCTCAACGTGGTGTTGGTGCCCGTAGAAAACATCAAGATTTATATGATCTTGTGAAGATGTGGGAAGTAGGCGACTCCGTTGTATTTGATTTGGACAGAAAAAATAAGAGGGGCAGAGGGATAAGCAATCGCGCTAGCTCCCTAACTGCCATAGCAAAAAGGGCTAATCAAAAAGTAACGGTAAAGCGCAACGTAGAAAACTCAGCAATACAAATATGGAGGGTCGAGTAACGTGTTACTAGCAACAAAACTAACGGAAGAACAGCGCCTACAGAAGTGTGTTGTGGACATCATGCGGCATGACCGATACATGTGGGCTGCTGGTGCGCTGATGCTGGGTAAGATCGAAGTGGTTGAAGACATACCAACCGCTCAGACAAACGGCATCGACATAAAGTTCGGGCGTGCGTTTGCACAATCGTTGACCGATGCAGAGCTACGCTTTGTTCTGCTGCATGAGTTGTATCACAAGATATACAAACACCTGACCACATGGCGGTGGATGTATGACAAGGACGGGCCACTGGCTAATGCTGCTTGTGACTACAACATCAACGGCAAGTTGGTGGATGAGAACAAGTCAGACAAATTTGCCACCATGCCCGTCGATGATAAGGGCAAGATCATTGGATTGTACGACGAGAAGTACAGGATCAAGAGCGGGTGGATGGACTCGGCTGCTATCTTCAAAACACTGCAAGAAGAAGGTAAAGGTACTGGGAACGTATCAAGCCCAGACGACCCCCCAACAAATGGTCAACCTAGTAACGAGTTACCACAAGGCTTTGACGAGCACGACTGGGAAGGTGCACAAGAGATACCCGCAGAGGAACAGCGCAAGAACGAGCGCGAGATTGACGAAGCACTACGTCAGGGTGTGCTCGCCGCAGGCAAGATGGGGTCAGGTGGTAACAGGTCAATAGACGAACTGCTGGCTCCGCAGGTTAACTGGCGAGATGTATTGCGTGAGTTCGTTAACGACACATGCAAAGGCAGTGACTACTCCACATGGAAACGTCCAAACCGAAGGTACATCGGGGCAGGTGTGTACATGCCGAGCGGCATCACCGAAACCGTTGATGAACTGGTGCTTGCGTGCGATACGTCAGGGTCTATTGGGCAGAGAGAGTTGACCGTGTTTCTGTCTGAGGTCGCACACATCTGTGAGACAGTGAAGCCTAAGAAGATACGAGTGCTTTACTGGGATACGCAGGTGTGCCGTGAAGAAGTCTACGAGCAGCATGAGATCGCAGACTTACGCAAGTCAACCAAGCCAGAAGGCGGCGGTGGTACGGATGTCACTTGTGTGACTCGATACATTCAAGAGAACAGCATCAACCCACAAGCAGTTATCGTGTTCACGGACGGATACTTGGGTGGTAGCTGGGGGCGATGGAACAGTCCCTTACTGTGGTTGATCTTGGATAACAAGCGCACACAACCAAGTGTAGGCAGCGCTGTCCACTTAGACAGCAGCAAACTGTAATGAGTTCTAACATGTTAGAACAAACTAAAATAAGGAAACAGGAACGATGAAAAACGAATACACACACAAGAACGAAACGGTAGAAGTCACCGTCAAGTCTATCCCAGACGAACACATAAGAGACTTCATGCTGGAACTGCAACGCAAGATGTCTTGGGTACATTTCCGTAAGATGAAGCATGGTAGCTCTAGTAAAGTGTTTGTCTTTGACGATAGTCCGTTCCCACTAGGGTGGATAAGTTACGGTGTGTTCACGGATACAGGCGAAACAAAGCAGTACGTTGTTTGCGCTCACAGTATCTGTAACAACAAGTACGCCAGCTACAGTGAACAGCAATCCATGCTGATGAGCAAACGGTTGAAGACTGCGGTCAGCAACGCTTGCAGGTACTTACAACCTTGGGTGACGGGTAGAATCGCAGAGGCAGGTATGGATACGTTACGTCAGGCCCGAAGGAGTAGCACCACAAATCTGGACACTCAGCTACGTGAAAAGATGGTCAGTTTGGGGTTTCAACACAATGCACACAACAGGGCCAATCAAGCAGCGAACACACCCAATGCGTGGACTACGTGCAGAGCAATGGTTGACGAGTTACCAGAAGGTGCATTTCAGCAGGGTGTTCGAGAAGCAGCACAGATTGAATGGGATCTGTTTGAAGACAAAGGCATGAACACAAACGCTACGTTCATCTGCATCAAGAAAAGTCAGTACGGTGACGATCATCTATTGTTTACGGTGCCGGTGCCGAAAGCAGTGGTGAACGGAGATGAGCATTGGGACAACCGCCACAGTAACTACTTTGAGTCTAAGATCCTCAGTCCCATAGGTGACACCAAGGACAGGTACGAGGAGCTTGCGGGGTACGTCAATCGACTGACAGTGCTGGAGGAT